GTGTTGCACGATTTTGTCCTTGACGCTGTTCGTCTGGATGAGACGTCGCTTTGGCTCAAAGACGTAGAACTCATGGTAATTTCCGGGCTTGTAGAGACCGTCCCGCAGCTCAGCTTGCAGGACGGTGATCGCCTCCAGAGTGTTCAGCTCCACTTTGGCAACGGCGTCTTTCCATCGCTTACCTTTTCTGGTCGCCCGATACGCCGCATAGAGATTAGCGAAGTCATAAACGACTTCAAAATTCTGTTCCATAATAGGCTCCTTGCGCCGCTGGTAGCGCCGAAGCTCCAATGGGCGAGCCTCAGCGCGTCGGCGCTATGTGTTTATCCCCGCCCTGTCAGGCCGGGACCGGATACGTCCTCCTTTGATGGTGGGCTTCTGCTTTCTCCCTTTCGGGTTACTCGGTCACGGTATTCCACCGAAGCCGGGCGCACACCCCTGTTGCCGTTGTACGCGTTGTTGTTGTTGAGGCTCCCGTCCGAGTTCACGTAGCGCACGTTGTTCGCGTTCGACGAATACGGGGAGCGGACAAGGCACACCCAGGGGGATGCACGTACAGGACGCACCCGTGGCCTCTCAAATCATCGCCGTGCGCCGCCGGTCTGAACTTGCTGCCGGAAGCACTCGGCGTCCTTTTTGCGCCACGACGCGGCAAGGTTCTTTACGTCGGTGGTGAGGCCCGTCCAATACTCACACCGCCTGATGTCGATATACCCCTGTTCCAGAGCTATATCCAGGAAGTTCAGGAAGACCTTGCAGTTGGTCAAGACCTCTTTCTCGAGGTCAAGGC